AGAAACTCAAGTGTAAAACGTCCATCAGAGAGTTCTGCCAAATATTGATTTGTCAGCTCTTCTAATTCTTTTACTAGGTTTTCAATCTTGTAAGCAAGCAGTCCGTTTGTACTAAATGCTTTCTTCAGAATTTCAAGATTTGAATCCAACTCTTGTTTCTCTGAAAGAAGACCCTTTGCCTTTCCAAGTGTTGCCAGAAAGTCATCAGTCTGAGACTGAATTATTTCGATTTTGGTGTTTTGTCGGGTCCGGCGTTCATTCTCAGTTGAGATAGTTGCCAAGCGCTTCTTTGCTTGTCGTAAACGATCCGAAACGTCAGCAAGGCGGGAGCTAAGCTCTTCTTCGTCCAAAGGTACCGCAGGTAAAGATTGGTCAATGGAGCGATAAAGGTCTTCCCACTCTTTTTGAGTTTGCCGCTTGAGTTCAAACTCTCGGTTGTTTCTTTTGATTTTCTCAATTTCATTATTATTCTCTTGAATTTGCTTCTCCAGGTCTTCGACTCTGGACTGTTCCTCTGAAATGAGATTTTGCTTAAAACTACTGTCCACAGATTGTTCACAAGTTGGACAGTGGTCTCCGAGTTTTTGTAGCTTGGCTAGCATTCGCTGAGACCCCGCTACGGCTGCTTCAAGCTGTCCAAGCTCTTTTTGATACTTATCATAGGACAGCTTTTCTGTTGCAGCGATCTTTTCTACTTCTGCAAGATTAATTTTGTTCAGTAGCTTTTTATATTCGTTGTTCTGAAAAATTTTTTTGTTCTTTTCGGAAATATTTTCAATTTCCATCGATAAAGAACGGAATAGCTTCTCATCTTCTTCCGTCTCAATTTCAATATCTAACAGGGGTAGTATATCTGTACTCTCTAATTTATTTGAAGAAAGCCAGTTTTCCACTGTTGCTATCTGCGCATTGATTTCCGTTATTTTACTACTACTTTCTTTTGCCGCCTGCTTGAACACCTCAAAGAGCTGTACATATTCATCCAAGTGCAACAAATCTATCAGAAACTTTTTTCGATTTGTGTCTGTTGCCGTGAGAAATTGTAAGCTACCAGTAGTGCTTTGATAAACAAGCTGTGCGAATGTTTTGAAGTCAAGCCCAATTACTTCCTGAATCGTTTTGTAAGTATTCGTGGCAGTGTGGCTCGAAATATCTTCGCCGTCTTTTTCGAGCTTGACTTTAATGTTTGTTTTTCGGTCGATAGTAATTTCGTACTGGCTACCGTCTTTTTCAAAAGCAAGGTAGATATTGTAGCCATCGTTTACATATCGGTTGGGAATATCTGCCTTCTTAATGCCTTTGGAGTTTTTATTATACAGAGCTTCCTCAATAATTAACGGTATGGACGATTTGCCCATACCGTTTGTGCCGATGATTTGTGTGACAGTCGTGGCGTTGAGGTCTAGCTCGTTATTTGCTCCGTAACTAAAACAATTATTCCACTTGAGCTTTTTGAGAGTAATCATTATAAGTTCCTAGTATATTAGGTATTCTTTCTTCTGGAATCTCGAGAATATAGCTTAGATACTCAACTAGCTCTTCCTCGATTGTCATATCTTTCTCAATTACCAGAGTTGCCTCTGTGTTGCGTTTAATGACTTTCTTGTCCAGTAAGTCAGAATTCTCAATTGCTGCAAGTTCTTGAATATCTCCTTCAATCTCATAGATTGTATGATGATATTCAGTTTGTACCATTTCTTCTGGACTGCGTACCGTTTTCCGAATTAGCTGCGGGAGTGAAAAAGGCTCCCACATCCAGTCCCATGTATTTTCTGCGATTAGTAGAGCACCCGTTGCGACTTCGTTACGATGAAAAGAAGTCGTCATAGGACTGCCAGGATAAACAATATTTCGCTGAGTATTGCTATGAGCATGAAGATCGCCGGCAAAAACAACAGGAAAATCTGCAAACCGATCTAAGTCTACTTCAGGCTTTACATGAGGCGGAATCTCTCCACGAACATGAGTAAACAGGGGCATATTTCTATTAAATGCTTCAATACTGTCTTTCTTATGAAGCTCACAGTAAGGCAGCACTCCAAAGCCCATTTCTTCATCAATGTAGGAAATATCTACAATATTCACAAGCGGGTTAATATCTCTACTTACTCGCTTTAGTTGAGAGAAGAAAGTTCTGTTCTTTTTCGTAGCTTCGTGATTTCCGTCATAAATGAGAGTTGGAATCTTTACTTCCCGAATAAACGAGAAGTAAAGTTCCAGCTCTTCCATGTTCGGCAAACGGTCAAACAAATCGCCACCGATAATGTGCATATTACAATCAGTACTCATAGAGTGAATCTGATCGAAGAACATACGGTAACGATTTCGAGCCCACTCTACAGGAACATTTTTCTGTCCCAGCTTAATGTGCCAGTCTGCCGTAAATAAGATCATCCGATTTTGAACTCATCTTCCAGAGTTTCGTCGATCTCTTCCGTACCGCCCACGTTATCACGCACACGGTCAAGAAGCTCTTTCTGAGCATCGGGAGTCGGACGAGGCATAACGTCGTCCATCGACTTGAGGCCAGAAATTAGCTCAAGCTCGTCCTCGGTCAGAGCACGGGGCTTGCACTTCAGGACTTGGAGCTGGTACTCAACATTGTAGGGAAGAGGGCCAGTCTTGACTCGCTTGAACTTGACGTCCCAGCCAGTCTCGGGGTCCGTAGGATCTCCAAGATCTTCGGCAGCAGTGATAATCTGCTCCCAGAGCTTCTTCTTCAGATTGATAACTTTGACTTCGCCGTTATCAATGCACTGAGTGGCATAGCTCCAACCACACTTCAGGTCAGGGTAGTATTCACGAACCCAATCTTTTTCTTTGTTGTTGAACCGCTCTTCATTGCGGTCAAAAGAAAGGCACTCTAGCGGAAGCTGCTTGTTGTTTTCGCCTTCGATCCAGTACACATAGCGAGCAAGAATGTCGCCAACAAGACGTACGGAGTTATCGCCGTCACGATACTGGAAAGTAGTGATGCTAGACTTCTGAGCAGAACCTTTGTGTTGATTGAATTGAATAGCCATTAATGTATCTCCTTGGGATTGACTTCTTCGTACAGAAAATGAACAAAGCCATTTTCATCTAGTCGAAGTAGCCTATTGTTATCTAAAATGTGTTCTGGGTCTGCGGGCATTGCCAGAACTGGTAAAGTTGTGTCTCGAAGTGCTACATAGTTTGCAAAAGGTCTGAGAGCACAAAGACCGATGTATTCTGCAACCTCACGATAGCTGTGCTTATAAGCGTTGTAAAGAAGGACATCTGGGTGTAGCATCCAACTGTTCCCACTAAAATCTTTATCAACATACCTATAGATTCTATCACGCTTATTTCTGGGAACTTGGTTTTCTACAATCATGCGAAAAATAATCACGCACTCTTGTACGCTTCCCTTTGCTTCGTCGTAGATTTTGTCCCAGTTAAATAAGACCATAATTATACTATACTTTTCAACAATTGTCAAGAATTATTTTTTAGATGCAGTATGCTCTTTCTAGTTCGGCTAATTTTTGTCTTTCCTTAGCTATGTAAGTAGAGTACTCTTTGCTTAGCCCTTGCTTCCAATCTTCTAAAGTTTGCTTATTATCGACTATTAAAGATTTCGTTCTTTGGATAACTCCTCGCCCTTGGCATCTAATATTTAGACAGTCCCAGCTTATATGCTCTATAGGGATTAGGTCTGTTTTTTCTTTTATAACTACCTTTCCGTCGTCAAGACTATAGTCTACAAAAATAAAGTATAAGGAGTTTCCTTTACTAAGCCATTTCCACGCCTTGTCAGCAGACATAATATTAGGGCTATAATTGTTTTTATGGATATTATTCGATTTAACATTTACTGCTTCTGTATCAGAAAGCATAAAATCGCCAATAGCTTTTCTTGTAGTTGTACTACTACCATATTCTTTGGCTATAATTTCCTCTATTTTTTCATAGGCATCCATATACTATAGCTCCCTAATTTTGTAACCCTGCTTCATGTAATGACCAATGCGATTAGAAGCTTGTTTTCTCGCAGTATTTCCTTTTAGGTGAATATCTACGATTACAGGGTCACGTTTGTTTTCTTCTTTACGAATGATTCGTCCAATTAGCTGTGTCAGCAAAGGCTCATTGTTTACAGGCGTACCTAGAATAAGACAACTTAGGTTGTTTACTGAAATTCCTTCAGAGAAGATTGCCTGCGTTCCGAACAAAATATCCTTTCGCCCAGCCTTGACTTCATTTATGAGTGTTTCTCTATCCTCATGCGAGACCTCACCCGTAACACAAATTGCATTCTCACCAGCCAGTTCGGCGCAGCTCTTTAAAAAGTGAACTCTATCGCTTACCACCAAGACCTTATGCCCTCTTGCGGCGTAGGCCGCCGCCAGCATGGCTATGGTATGACGATATTCTTCATTATTTGCAAGAGCAG